AGGCTATGTTGCAACAAATTGATGCCACATACATGATGATCAATGGTTCTGAAGAATCAGGTATTGATGTTCTCAGAAACAAGATTTAGAATATTTTATTGCTCTTGAATCTAATTGATAATATCCTTTTGGAGTTTTTGTTATGAATAAAATCTTTTAGGTCGTAATCTATAAAATTCTGCGTATTTTGGATTATCTATTCTTTTTCTGATAGAAATATTAATACCTTTTCTTTTATAATATTCTTGCGCTTCTTTTATTGAATGAAATGTTTTACCCTCGCAACTTACAGGGTAGCTATTTTTAGATGATATTTTATTTTTCGCAGAATCTGAATGAGATTTTCCTAACATTCCATATGTGGCATAATCACTAGAATTTAAAGATGAATGATATTTTAACATACTGTTTCTAAAATTAGGAGAAGAAGAAGTATCACCACCATCTCCACCTATTGTCATATTATAATCTGGATTTAAATTTTTAATCCAATATTTTTCTTTTTCATTTAATGACGAAAAATCTGATACAATTTCCACAATTTCAATTGTGAAATTATCTATTCCATATTTTCTCATTGCATGATAAAGATATGTTTTTTGATTTAATTTATAAGCATTATACTTGTGCTTATTAAATCTTTCTTGTATCGTTTTGGAGGTTTTACCGATGTAGGTTTTGAAGTTGTAATGATTGGTTATTTTATAAATATACATGCTGGTGCTCCTTTCTAGCATTAGAGCCGTTAGATGGTGGTGCATCGTGAACGGCAACAATATTTATACATTTTAAATCTTTAATTTGAGTTTTTTGTTATGAAAGAAAAATATCTTTGGTGCGAAAAACACCGCCCAGATTCTATTGAGAAATGTATTCTTCCAGCACAATTGAAGAATACATTTCAACAATTTGTGGATGATGAACATATTCCTAATCTTTTACTTTCAGGTGGTCCAGGAGTAGGTAAAACTACTGTTGCGAAGGCTATGTTGCAACAAATTGATGCCACATACATGATGATCAATGGTTCTGAGGAATCAGGTATTGATGTTCTCAGAAACAAGATTAAAAACTTCGCATCTACTGTTTCATTTGATACAAACAGAAAGTTCGTAATTCTTGATGAGGCAGACTATCTAAATCCCCAATCAACTCAACCTGCTCTTCGTGGCTTCATTGAGGAGTTTCATAAAAATTGTGGATTCATTTTAACTTGCAACTTTAAGAATCGTATCATTGAACCGTTGCATTCAAGATGTTCTGTTGTTGAATTTAGAATACCAAATGAAGAGAAACCCAAACTTGCAGCACAATTCTTTAAACGTATCACTGAGATATTAGAAGAAGAAAATGTCAAGTTTAATCCAAAGGCTGTTGCAGGAATTATTGAAAAATTCTTTCCTGATTGGAGAAGATGTTTAAATGAGTTACAAAGATATTCAGCATCAGGTGAAATTGATGCTGGTATACTTGTAAATATTTCAGATGAGAACTTGAAAGAAATGACAAGTTTTCTTAAAGAAAAAGAATTTGGTAATTTGAGGAAATGGGTTGCGAATAATCTTGACAATGATCCTACTAGAATCTATCGTAAAATTTACGATACTTTATATGACAGACTGGAACCTGCTAGTGTTCCCCAGCTGGTTTTAATTATTGCAGATTACCAATATAAGTCTGCATTTGTGGCTGACCAAGAAATTAACTTGCTTGCATGTATGACAGAGATTATGTCAAATGTGAGGTTCAAATGAGTTATGAACTAAAGGAGTATTTGAATGCAATAAACTTCACAAAAGAAAATTTGATGGATTCTGATGATCCAATGTGGGAAAAGAAGTATCCAGCATATGTTGTCAATCATATCTTATCTTCATTTCAAGACACCATAATGTTTGCAAATGAAATGAATATTCATCATCAGATAGATAATAAATTGAAATTCCATTTTTATATAAATACGATTAGACCCAAGAAAAGATTTGCTCCATGGTTGAAAGCAAATAAGATCAAGGATCTGGAGTATGTGAAAGAGTATTATGGTTATAGTCATGATAAAGCTAAAGCTGCTCTTGAACTACTATCTGATGAACAAATTACTACTATCAAAGATAGTTTGAATAAAGGTGGAAGAAAATGATTGATAACATGTTAGAAGTTGCAATAAAAGAACCTGATGATTTTCTAAAGGTTCGTGAGACACTATCCCGTATTGGTGTTGCATCAAGAAAAGAAAAGAAATTATTTCAATCGTGTCATATTTTACATAAACAAGGCAAATATTATATTGTTCACTTCAAAGAACTTTTTGCACTAGATGGTAAAGACACCAATATCAGCGAAAATGATATTTCTCGTAGAAATGCAATTGCTGGATTATTGCAAGATTGGGATTTGGTAACAATTCATGGAAACTCTGAACCCAGAGCACCACTCTCTCAGATTAAGATTATCGGATTCAAAGAGAAGGACGATTGGATCCTTGAGACCAAATATAATATAGGAAAGAAGAGGCAAGAATAAAAAACTTGACATTTTGATTTATATATTATATAATGGTCTTTTATAATTCGAACAGGATTTGCTATGAATTTCTACACACATGTTGCCCAATGGGGTAACAGTATTTTGGTTAGAGGTGTGCGTGACGGTGTTCGATTTAATAAATCTGTTAAATACAAGCCAACCTTATATGTCCCATCCCCGAAACCTTCCAAGTTCAAAACTCTGGAAGGTTCACCAGTCTCACCTATTCGTTTTGAAAACATAAAAGAAGCAAAAGAATTCTTTGCTCAGTACGAGAATCAGCCTAATTTGGTTTTTGGTCTGAATCAGTTTGTCTATACTTATATTGCTGAC